GTCAGCGCTGTGTAGTCAGCACGGTTGTGCTTCTCTGCGGCTGCGTCCAAGGACATTATAACATATTCACAAGGCGGAGGGCTTTCTCGTTCCCAAGAGCGCCACCATTCACGTTTGACTATAGATGCTTCTTCGGCGGTGGGGTGTTGTTGATACTGGGCGTTCCACTGGAAGACAGGCATAGATGCCTTCGTGCGAAGCAGGGCCTCCATATCAAAGAACTCAGGCCATAGGGGTTTCTGAGTGATTACACCGGAGTCTTTGTCGGCAATGTCCAAGATAGCGGGAAATTCAACGACTTCGTATTGGTCTGATCGGTCATTTTGGGCCATGTCACGGGTAACTCGTCCCGTAAGATCATCCATGTGCCATCGGGTTTGTATAATTGCCACCCTACCCCCTGGCATGAGTCGGGTACGAGCTCCGAAGGTAAACCACTCGTAGGCTTTCTCAAACACTTCAAAATTTCCATTGATGACATCTTGTTCGGAATGGGGATCGTCCACGAGCAGGAGGTCAGCACCGCGACCAGCAAGGGCAGAACCAATGCCACACGCATAATATTCGCCCCCTGAGTTAGTGTTCCACCGACCTGCAGACTTAGAATCAGCCGCAAGATGCACAGTTGGGAAGATATCCCGATACGCGTCCGTATTTATAAGGTTCCTTACCTTCCTACCGAAGTCCACTGCAAGGTCTGTGGTGTGTGAGACCATCATAACCTTCTTATTAGGGTTCCTACCGAGGAACCAAGCGGGAAACATAATAGAAACAAGCTGCGATTTGCCGTGTCTTGGGGGTATATTCACGCAAATTCGGTCTTTCTCGCCCTGCTCAATATCCATGAGCATGTTAGCGAGCATCCTATGATGCTTTCCGACGATATAATCGGGCTGCATGTGCCTACAAAACGCTATCAGATCGTTATAAGCGGCCTCATTACGCTTACGATTGGACAATTCATCGACCAGACGGTCTATTTCAGCTACTTCCTCGGGCGAAAACGCGTCTAAATTAGCCAGCATGTGTTCAATTTCGGTCTCACTGAACCCTAAAGAGGTATTATCCATCGGATCTGTCCTCTAATTCTTCGTCATCCTCCTCAGTGATACCCAACTCGGCGTCTACATCGACCACTTCACCGTCAATTATGACTATTTCCTCTTCATCTTCGGTAGGATTTACCAATTTTGCGAGTTTAGACCGCAGTTTTAGACGTAAATCATCCGTAGATTGGTGCGTAACGGTCACTTCAGACTTCTCAGAGAACAACCCAACGTCAGAAATCTTACCCAGCAGCTCTAATGCACGAATACGAACGCGTGGATCGGGGTTATCCGTCTCCAAAATCAACTTATTCGTCACCATGTGCCTTATTTGTGCCGCATTCTCGGCCACTAACTGCCCAAATTCCTGTAAAATGCTGTTTGTAGCGATCAAAGAGGCCGGTGTTAGCTGTGCTGCACGCTTCAAAGTGATCTTTTTGGTAGTAGAAGTGGGATCAGCAGCGTATGCGCCGGTTATTTTAGCCGCCACGTCTTTGTCTTCGGCGTCAGGATCGATCTCTAAGCCATGCTCGGAGAGTTCCGCAGCAGTATTTGCAGCAGCTTCTATGTAATCCTTTAGATCATCATACGTTGCACCGTCTGGTACAGGTACTCCGACTTCAGGTTCGACTGATATAGCCATATATAACCACACATTCGCAGGCGTTAACCGTCCTATAAACATAATATCGAAAAATTAAAGCGGCAAGAGGGAGGTTTGGGACTCCAAAGGGGGGTGTTTCTATATATAAAAACCTAGAAACCTGGATCAAATAAAGCTAGACTACGTCTTCAAATATAAACAAGGAGAATACAGTGCCGATATATACCTTCAAATTAGAAGATGGCACCTTTGAGACATGCTTTCACGGCAACCTAGACAGAGCGATAGAAGACTTAACCTCTCGCAACGAGCCTGTAGGAAGATCTATAGAAGTAACACGGGTTGGCTCAAACCTAGCCACATTTGAAATGCACTATAAAAATATAGATCGCATGATTAACGGAACCATTTATACGAAGACGGGTGCCAACGGAGACCTTGGTGTTAACCTACAACACGTCGAAAGACGCATACTAAAGTACAAAAAACAACGTATGGCTGAGACACGCATCGTCGATAAGATGGATTTACCCGCAGCGCTAGTGCGCCAGATAGTACGTGGGCTCTCAATGTATAACGATCTACCCCCTCCAAAGAGAGTACGAGGGAAAAAGGTTAAGGATAAAGAGCCCGAGCAGCAGTCAATGCAGTCTCCCAACTAGTAGATTCAAGCTCGGGGACGACCATCTTAGTCTTTCCTACACGCCGGGTGCGTTGGTTCGCTAAATCTGTGACATGAAAGAAGACTAATTTTCGTAGATCCAATGCTACGCACGCCACGATATCGCAGTCATCTAGGGTAAGACTATTTTTACCACCACCTTTATTGGTCTGCCATTGGTACCCATAACCATCAATTCTTTTCAGGGTGGTCTTTACCTGCACGCGCAGGATCTCTGTATCCAACATAGCTATTAAGTCGAACCCACCGGCATCCACAATCGCAGCGGTCCAGCCAAAGGTGTGGAGGACACTACATGCTAGATGTTCGCCCGCAGTTCCAATGTAACGGGCACTTAGTGTCAATATTAGCGTCCTCCACACCCAATGACATATTACTATGAAAAATAGAAAGCGCCAGCAAGTACTTAGCGCGCCGAACTCGCAGACTAGCTAAAAATTCGTCCAGATTAGTAATACTAGACAGCAGTGCGGAGTCCCAAGCAGCAAGGCGCCTATGCCCCCCTAGTACCCTTCGCCAATCTAGGTTTTTCATGTTAGTGCGGCACTAACAAATCTTTGATGTTTGGTGCTGTTTAGTTATGTTTGGTGCTGTTTATCTATAGACATCACGTCCTAATTTGTTATTGTACACCCATCGACGGCGCTGTTGCTGTCGAACAACTAAGGAGATGGCAATCATGCCAATCACATTTACTTTCGTCGCTCCCGTTACCGCTGCTGCTAAGCAGGCTAAGAAGACGCAGAAGGCTATGGCCGCTGCTATCGACGCCATGGTCGCGGATGGTATCAAGCTTGATATGTTCAGCGCCAAGACTGATACGGATGACGCCAAGGCGTTCCGCCGTGAGCTCAAAGATGCGATCATTGCAAGCTTCACTGAGGCAGAGCAGGCGCTGCTTGAGACCCCTACTGCGTCGCTGTCACCTGCTAAGAAGAATGCCAAGCGGTATCAGCAGCAGCAGATAGGCGCCAGGATCAATGATTTCAAGCGAGCCTTCGCCAAGCGCGATGCGCTGAAGCGCGGCCCTACGCCAAGAGCCACGGACGCCATGTTCTGCAAGGAACGTATCGACCAGATAATTGCCAGGCTGCAGAACGCAGAAGAGCCAAAAGTTAAATCAGTGGTGGATCTTATCGATCTGCTCAAGCAGGCTCTCAAGCACATCTAACCAACCTGGGTGGAGTCGAAAGGCTCCACCCTTTTTTATGGGGATAACGACATGAAACTATGGCACGTTGTAAAATCGGAGAAGTTACTAAACAAGATGTTGAGTGACGGGTTTATCAAGCTAGGGTGGAATATTAAAGATGGTGGACGCTATGCTCACGTCACCACTGGAGCCCCAGTAGACGGGTATGATTTAGATGCAATCGGATGCAACACGAAAGGTAGGCCAGTCTACCAGGTGCTAATCAAAGCAGGTGCTGATACTAAGTTAGAACGCGATCCGGCGGAGATAGACACGTATGAGAATTGGTTCGTATCGGAAAAACCAATTAAAATAGAAGAAGTTATAGAGATACGAGAAACATACAATCCAGTAATAGACTAGGAAAGGGGCTTCGGCCCCTTTTTTTGTGCTTTGATGCCAGTTCTCCGAGCGGCGTTGCGCCTTTGTTAGTGCCGCACTAACAAGTTATTGTGTGTTATATAATAACTAAATCGGCGTAATTATATTTTAATTTATTTTATTTTATAACATCTCAACACCCATTGATACCAGTTCTCCGAGCGGCGATGCGCCTAAGTCATTGATATTTGGGAATGTTCCCGTGACACGCACGGCTAAGTCTTTGATTTGCAACGAATGTTCCCCTAATGTAGTTAAAAAGTGCCCTAATGTAGCTAAACGTCAACTACATTATAAGAAGTTGCAAGAAGTTCTGTTTAGTGCGTGGGAGTTGCAGGGAGTTCCCTTTTATGATTACTAAAATGTTATATATTATTATAAATCTTTATAAGTATATGTAATGTAGTAATGTTCCGAAGAAATATAGTGAGGTGGGAAAATAAGCCTCTTTCGGGGCCTTTGTAGTTAAAGTTAGGGACGTCCCTAACTCTCTTTTCCCATACATAAATTTCTCTGAAACGCAGCTACATTGCTACATTCCAATGTTATCAATGACTTACAGACCACCATATAAGAACATTTGAGTACATTTAAGAACATTCAACTTCCTATCACATTTTGGCAAACATTGACATAAAACACCACATATGGTAATATCTTATCAGTTGGTCATAGAGCCAACACAAACAAACAACCAAGGAAGACTTAGTTATGTACAATATCGCTCAGCAAACAAATCCAAATGTTAGTGCCGCACTAACAACTCTCGCACCCGCACCTTCTGTGCCGTCTATCTCATCGAGCGCAATGCTTGTTGAGTTATCAATATCTGTGTGGACGGGCCGCAAGAAAGACAAGCGTGCATCGGAAGACGTCGTTGACCAAAACAACGCAGTCAAGGGTGTCGCCTCTGTCAATAAGAAGTTACTCGGTGACTGCGCCGAATTAGATGCGCTACAGAAATTCGTAGCCAACCTACGCAACGTACACTACAGCATGACGTTGCCCTGGTCTGACACTGGGATGCGGCTCGTACCGACAGCGGCGTACTTCAAGTACCATCAGCGAATGACCGAGTTGCGCGCCGAGTTCATACGGCTCGTCGAGGCGTTCCTTGCAGCGTATGAGTGGGAGATCAGCCAAGCGCAGGCCAAGCTCGGTGACTTGTTCAATCGTGATGAGTATCCGACCGTTGCAGCGTTGCGTGACAAGTTCGCGTTCCGTCTATCGTACATACCGTTGCCCGACGCGGGTGACTTCCGTGTTGATATTGGCAACGACGCGATGCAGCAGGTTCAGTCACACTATCAAGAGTACTATCAACGGCAGCTAACCAACGCGATGAATGACATATGGCAGCGCGCCTACAAGGCACTGTCTGCAATGTCTGAGCGGCTCGACTACTCTGACGCGGAGACCAAGAAGGTATTCCGTAACACGTTAGTAGATAACGTGGTTGAGATCATCGAGTTGCTCGATGTCTGCAACGTGACGGGTGACAGTCAAATGTCTGCCCTTCGCAACAAGCTCGATAACGCCCTGGCAGGTATCACGCCGGAAGCGTTGCGTGAGGATGATTACCTTCGCGCCGAGACCAAGCGTACCGTGGATGAGGTCATCGCATCTCTTCCTTCCCTCGACATCTAATTGTTAGTGCAGCACTAACATACAGGAGAACTTGTTATGACAACCGCACAACAAATGTATGCTCTTTCGTTAGACCAGATCGCTCTGGCTATTCGGTTCGGTGGCAATAAACGCACCGTCCTGGTGCAGGGTCACATAGGTACAGGTAAGACTTCATTGATCTACTTGTTAGGTAATTATCTGCCGACACATACACTGTGTTACTTCGATTGTACCACCAAGGACCTGGGCGATATTACCGTCCCCAAGTTGGCTGTGATCGACGCTGCCGATTACGTTACGTATGTGACTAACGAGGAGCTTGGCGCTCACCTGGGTAAGCCTGTCATTCTTATGATTGATGAGTTTGGTAAGGCCAACCCCGCCGTCAAGAATGCCATGTTGCGTCTCATACTGGAGCGCAAGATCGGTAGCTACGAGTTGCACCCTGACTCGTTAGTATTTGCGACCACCAACCTTGGAGCCGAGGGTGTCGGCGACCTACTACCACCGCACGCGCGCAATCGCATGACTGTCCTGACTGCACGCAAACCTAACAATGTTGAATGGATCGAATGGGGTATTAACAATGGGATCGAACACAGTGTACTTGGGTGGGCAAAAGACAACCCTCAACTCTTTGCGTCGTTTGAGGATGTCAAAGACCCCGAAGAGAACCCGTACATTTATCACCCAAGAGATCAACGCGCAGCGTTTGTCACACCCCGCTCGTTGGAAGCGGCGTCCGACTGGCTCAAACAACGAGAACACCTAGACGATCAGACCCTAACAGGTTTGCTCATGGGTACTATCGGCAACCGTGGTGCTATGGATCTCATGGCCTTCGTCAAGTTGGCTG